AAAAAATTTCTTTAAAACTTCCAACGAATGAAGTTTTTATTCAAACGTGTTATAATAATGTCGCTAAAGATTTATACAGAGACCCATATATCTACCACGAAACGCAAAACGAACATACACGAAACGATAAGTTATATGAAAGATTTTCAGCGTGTATCGAAACTTCTATAAAAGAGTTAATCCCAGTTCAACAAATTTTACAAACATACATGTCTCAAACGCAGGAAGGACAAGACCTTGATGTAGGGGAAGCAGAAGTTGGGGATTCGGAAGACCCTGACGTAGTCGATGGTTACGAAGAAGAGCCATTTGAACAGGAACAACCTATTATGGAAGAGCCATCTACTATGGAAGAGCCATCTACTATGGAAGAGCCATCTACTATGGAAGAGCCATCTACTATGGAAGAACAACCATCTGTGGAAGAACCAGTACAATCTTCACCGTTTGAAAATGAATTTCGAACTATAGAGACCAAACCGGCTCCATCAATGCCACCGGGGTCACAACAGGATGAAGATGAAGGCGTTTTGTTTCCAGATGCATCTGAAACCCGTGCAAAAAAAGTTGGTTATTATTAAATGGAGTTTGAAGACTATTTAAGAGATCCAGCATGGGCCGGAATAATTGCCGGTTTAATAACTGCAGGTTATATACATTTTAAAGCGAAGATTAATAACGAAGGTAAGCTTCCAGTAAGTGCTTACGCTAAGCCAGCCGCACTTAATGCAATTTTAGTATTTTTTATCGTTACAAATGGTTTAGGTAAGAAAGAAACCATATCAACGGAACCATTTTAATTTTATAACTTAAAGATAATATACATAATTACAGTATAAAATGACTTCCGTGACCGCATTCAATGACATGATGGGCCAATTTCTTGTGGAATTACACAAGACATTTCCAGAAGAAAAAGGCTTGAAAAAATGTTTATCGGCTTTTGATTTAATGAAAGCCTCGAATCCGAGATTAGTTGTTGACGGATTTATGAAGGGTGTTACGCCATATGCCGATAAGATTTCGTCTAAAGACGAAACCTTTTTCATTAAAGAATCCAAGAATCTTGATTTTATGAATGGTGTGGATCTTGAAAAACACTGGGATTCCGCTTCCGAAAATACAAAAAATGCTATTTGGCAGTACATACAGACTCTGTATATGCTCGGTACAACGATTAGTTCTATCCCAGAAGACACACTTTCCATGATTGAAACAGTTGCAAAGCAGTGTGCCGATAAGATGGGCGAAGACGGGGGTGGACTTGATGAAGCTGCACTCATGAAAACTATGCAGGGCATGTTAGGTGGTATGATGAAAAAATAAACTCATTATATATAAATGACATCTTGGTTTGAAGATCCAAAACAATTGGTTCGTGTAGACAAAGTTCATGAATTCTGGCCTTCAAAAACGCAACCTTCGACAGAACGCGTGAATGCATCAGCACGTTTTATTATTTATGCAACATGTATAGTGTATCTTATACGACGTGACCCACGCATTTTCGTTTTAGGCGCAACCGCACTCGGAGTTCTTTATATAATGGAAAAGTCGGATATGGTTAAAGATAATATCATACGACCAACAGTTGCTTATAATAATATAGGTAAGGAATGCTTAATGCCAACTAAAGAAAATCCTATGGGTAATGTACTCGTGTCAGACTATGTAGACAGACCAGATAGACCCCAATCGTGTTACTATCCAACGGTAAGAGAACCAGTGAATAACTATCTCACAGGTGACATTAAATATGGTCCAGGACGTTCACGTTCGTTTACACCCGAACATCAAAGAAATGCATTATCTAGACAATTTACAAGCATGCCAGATACTTCTATAGGTAATACTCCTTATTACGAGTTTATACATGGTAAAAGAGGTAATACATGTCGACAAGACCCAAGATTGTGTGACCCGGATGCGAGAGGTGCACAACTCGAAGCATTTGCGGGTCTTGATCCAACAGGGGACAAGAGAGGTCTTTAATTTAATCCAAAATACATTAAACAAGTAGATACTCGATTTGCATAAACAAAATCTTTTGTAATAGTAAATGGCGTATCAACTCCAACCAGGTATGAAAATGGTTCAAGATCATGCGGTCCCAACTGTATGTGCGACCGAAGAAGTTTTTGTCTATCCCCAGCCCAGTACTCTTAACTACGGCTCGAGTCGCCCAAATACGATGTTATATGGTACAGCTCCATATATGGCTGGAAAGGGTGCACCAGCGCAATTTATAGAGACATCTGATAAACTCAGACCACAATCAACTTCACGATTTAATAAGATTTTAGCAAAAACATACGAAAGTCATTTTCACCCACTTCAAAATGTCGAATGTAAATTACCACTCCGATCTAAAACATATGACCCTATTAGTACTCGCGCAGAAACTCAAAATGGTTTGTTTCAGCAAAGATACCTCAATAAAAATCTTAATAAGAAATAAGAATGGCTGATCCCATCTCTATATTGGCTATAGCCGGTTTAGTTTATGCCGGAAGAAAATTAAGCCGACCAGATGAAATGTATACAGTAGAAGGTAAATCGATAGAAGAAGAACAGGAAGTTGTATCCGATTTTTCAGATAGGGATGTCGTTATTCAATCTGAATATTTAGGTCCATTGTCACCACTCATTGAACCATCGTATACGTCGAAAGAAGAAGTTGGGTCATTTGCTGAAATTGCTCCACAAAAACGCTCTGCCGGCGGAGAAGTGTTGAACATGCGAAACAGAATGTATGACGCAGGTAGAATGAATAATCTTTCACCAGTTGAAAAACAACTCGTTGGTCCAGGTTTGGGTGTTGGTGCAAATGTACCAGCATTTGGTGGTCATCAACAATTGTTCCGTGTCAATCCAGAAAATGTAGGTGCGTATAGATTAACAACATTACCAGGTAGGTCTGGTCCAGCGTATGATTTCAAAGGTGGTCGACGTGGTATCGTCGGTGAAGTTGCTCATAACAGACCAGAAAAAACAGCATTCTTACATGGTCGTCTTCCACCAGTACCAGGTAGAGCACAAGGTATGAGTGGTAGAGTATCAAGAGGTGAGCACGAACGCACAAAGAGAACAACGAATAGATCGGAAACTGGTTCTAGAACGGATACTTTGAATTATGCATCCGCGAAGCGAACTGTATCTGCACTCACACGTGCACAGGAACCAACCAGAAACAAAGCCGATGGTAATATTCAACAATATCAATATAGTAACCGACCAGCACCGGGTATAAATAGTTTTGTCGGTGGTTACTTAAATGCTCCAGCGACTAAGGTAGGTGAGAATAAAACGTACGGTACACCACACACAGTAGAAGAACTTACAAAACACGGTTTCCGTCCAGACGAACGCCGTGGTAAAGGAAATAGAGCTGCTGGTCCAGGGCGAATGAATGTTCGCGCTGATGCACTCAACCAAGGTGGTATGGTTACGAGTGTTCGTTCGGATACGTCTCGAATTGATGGTAGAGTAAACTCAGCAAATGGTGCGTGGACACAACAATACAGAATTAATGATTACCATAATTTTAATGCATATAAAGGTCACTATAATCCAAATGCATCCAATATGAGTTTGGATACAGCAAGACGACAACTTTCAAATAACCCATTGGTTCATAGTCTTTCTTAATCATTTTATTTTTTGAGACATACACTCATTAAAATATTGTTCATATATTTTAATGAAGGTACATACTTTAGATATAGACAGTGGTGAACGTGATCCCGTTTTGTACCCAAATCCAGGTGATTATGTAGTCCACTTAAAAAACCCTATTTATGACGTGACTAAAATATCGCTCATTTCTGCACGTATACATAATAGTCAGTACCTCATACACGATAGAAATAATCAATTTGATATAAATGGTACACCCGTTACTATACCTATAGGAAACTATAGTGGAACAGAATTAGCACAGGCGATTACAACGGCCTCTAGTGTTATTACGAGTTCTTCTTTCAATAAGGACACGAACGCTATAACGTTTACGGGTAGTTCACCTTTTACATTTGAGTTTTATGGGGGTACAAACGGGTATATTACGGGTACGAATGGGTACACAACGCCACATGATATTTTAGGTTTACCATCGAGTAATGTCTCGTCTACCACGTCTTCACCCTATACTTTAGAAAC